ATGAAGCTCAAAAGCATTAGCATTTTTGCCATACTCACCCTTTACTACAATATCACTCTTTGTGTCGCTGAAGAACCAAAGAGCTACTTCCCTCCTGGGGATTACTATAGGACTGGAAATAGTGGGCTGCTGACGATATCTCCGTTATTCGAAGGACTTCAAAAGTTTCGGATACGAAGCACTGGACACAATGCACATGCTTGCGGATTGAATGGAACTATAGAGTCAGGTCATGTGCAGGTCGACGTCCGTGGCATCGGCGATATGTCGTGCGATGTCGTTTTCAAACTGAATGATGACAGAATTACCATAGAGAAAGGAGCCGCAAGCAGGGACTGTCAGGGCTTCTGCGGGGCGGCAGCAGGTTTTACTGGTACGTATTGGAAGCCTTCCCCAATCTGCGAGCCCGCCTCTATAAGATTCAACGACAAGCAAGTGAAGAAAGCACTGAAGAATAACGAGACAGAGAAGGCCTACTGGATTTCTCGAAAACTGATAACAGAGTGTAGGGATATGTTTGAAGGTTTTGGTTATCTCTCTCGTGTTTTTCATACGGCACATCTCTCCTTGTCTGCCAAAAATCACCAATGCAAGAAGATACTAGAGAAGGGCAGCTTCTTCAGAGACCTGAAGCGAGAGTATTTGCCGGAAAAAATGCAAAATGAATATGATAAGTATTCTACTGAGTTCAATCGTCTAGAAAGCGAGTGCGAACAGTCAATGAAATAACAAATTGGCTTCACTAAGCAGAGGAGACTAAGGTGAATAGAGAATTGGATCAGACCCTTCAGCGCAATCTGGAGCGGCTATACAATTACCTAGAAAATCCAGAACGAGAGGAGGCACAGCGTGTTCTGCTCGCAGCGGAACCAGAGCCTATCCGAATTACTCACGGAATTCCTGACCTCTATACCGACTGGCTGTCATCCCCCAGCTACTCAGCACAAGGTGGGTTGACGGGGCAACTGACGCAGGTCATAAGCCAGACTGCCGGGCGGCCCGTTCTAGTCTTCGACGACTACTTCAAGGTTCATGAGGTCACTATTCGTACGGTCGCCGAAACCGGAGGAGCCAACAGTATTTCGGTGAGCGACCTCCAGGTGCAATTGAACCAGCAGATCAATACCTTTATCCAAGACCGCATCGATGGTGACAAAGCCGATAAGGTCAGCCGCCTCCAGTCCAATATTTCCTATCTGATTGAAATGGGTATTAATATCGATTTCACCGCCCGTCATGAGCTTCCACCTGGTGGGCGAGGCAACAGAGCTACTATTCCGACCTCTGACCCCAACGGTGAATCAGGTGTAACGATTGGCTATGGCTTCGATGTCGGCCAGCACGATGAATCCGGCATTCAGGCTCTGAACATTGCTGAATCCACGCGCAAAAAAATTCGCCCCGCCCTCGGCTTGAAAGGAGCGAACACCGCGACCTTCCAGGCATTAGCCCAACTCATCCCGGTACTCACAGATGAAGACGGGCTGTCCCTCTTTACCGCCAAGATGATCAAGGTCACTGATCGGATGAAGGTGAAGTTCCAGCAGTGGAGCACCTTACCTCCGGCGGTCAAAACCATAGTGACAGACCTGTATTACCACTATGGTGAGTATTCCTCGTTCCCAAACTTTGAGACTGCTATTTCCCAGAGCGACTGGCTAGCCGCCATTAGGGAGTTGAGGAACTGGAATGGTACTCCCAACAGTACCGATCCGAGCGATGGCATAGCCAGGCGATTGAACAATCGCGCGGACTATCTCCAACGATCCCTGGGACTCTAGAGGTGGCGACGATGGCCGAGATCAATATCTACCAGAATCCTGGTCAATCCCTGGCTAATATCTATAAGGGTTTTGCCCGTCAATGCAATCCTGGCTTTGTCTTCCCCGAAGCACAGACTATAGAGGCATGGGACATTCCGCTGAGGCTACACCCGGAATTCATTCCGGGCGGAGACATCAGCAAAGCGGACCAGCAATACTCGACGTTGCTTGCCCAGGAAATAGCCAACGGCGTAACCATTGGTTTCAGGATGGTTAATGAAAAGGAACGTGTTTGCAACGTTGAGATACTTCCTTTGCTCACCTCCATGGCGCAGAATCTTGATCGAATAAAAGCCCGTTTCGGCAGTGGATATCTTGACCGCTTCAAGGGCAGTCCGAACGTCTATCCAACCGACGTTGGTTTCTCTACGGATGCATCCGGAGGCATTTCGCAGGAATCCGGACTACTGGTTTCCTACGGTGTGAATCTGAGGACACTGACTCCTGGTACTTGGCAGGCAATGACGCTCCCTGAGGATATCAAAGCGTTAGTCGGACCTGGTGTTGGTTTACGTCTGGACGCTCCCAACTTCAGCGACGTATTCAATACGATAAAATCGGGTCTCCGCTATACGACCGCAGTAGCCTTGCTGCTGGCCTATTTTGCAGCGATCTAGTGTTATCTGGCCCTCTCCTTCGATAAAGAGGGCCAGATAAAAAATTATCACGCCCGCTAAATAATATGTGGATACCATCGCCCTTAATTCCGGAACTCGGAGAAGCGTTATTCCACACTGTCAGGTGTTGGAAAAACTCAGCTGGTTGGCCCGCAGCGCTATTTGTAGCGGTTTGCAAACGAAAGTCGCTACACTTATCGAACTATTTTTCTAGAAACCTGTCGACTCCCCACATGGGGAAATTCGTGTCACAGTTATAACTCCACGCTATACGTGTGGATGCCCAAACGATTTGCGTACCGATTAAGCGAGTCCAGTGATCCAAATATGCGCACAAGTTCACGTCGAGAACGTAGCGGGTAATATTGACCGTCGGGACTGTAGCGCACTTGGAGCTGCCAACCGTGGCCGGAAGGCGCAGGAATAGCACGTAAGTCCCGCGCAGCTCCGGCAACCACTAGTATCTTCAGTGCCTCGGCGCTGACTCACGCATGGCGACTTCGCCTCGATGGTGGCGTGTTATCCAGGGCAGCGGCGATATCTTCCGGCATCAGTTCTCGCTGCGCCTTCTTCGACAGCATCTTGCCTTGCGTTGACTGCCGCGGATTTCCCGGTACCGATTGCGAGCGCCGATTGTCGCGCTGCGCTTGGACGAGCTGGGCGACTTGCAGCACATGACCCAAGCGCTTGTTCTCGACGATGGCACCCTGGTCTATCTCGCAGAGTTTGTCGTAGGTGGTAAAGGGGAGGGCGGTGCCGTCCACCCTGGGCTCGATGCGGCCATTCGGGTAGTGGTAGATCATCGACGTGATCACCCGCCAGGCGACGGGACTGCGGAGTGTCCGCTAGCAGATACAGCACCTTGTCGTACTGCACGGTCAACCGCTGCGAAACCCGCCGCGCTTCTCGCCAGGCGAAGATCAGCTCCAAATCTTCATCACTGTGCAGCGGGCGATGGCAGTCATGCTCAGAGCGCGGCGGCTTGGCAAAACGCGCGTTGTAGCTGGCCATAAAGTGGGCTGCAAAGGCATTGGCGTCGGCCATGTTGCTGATTCCGCGAAGCCGCAGCTCCTTGACCAGGCGATCCTGCAGAGTGAGGTTCGCACGCTCCACACGACCTTTGGCCTGGCTGCTGTTGGCGCAGCTCTCGATGTTCAACTCGTACATCGCTCGGCCGAACTGGGTATAGCCGTCGCCGCCCTGAGGCGCCTTGTGGTTACTGCGGAACACGCTGGCTTTGTCGCTGTAGAAGGCCAGCGGCTTTCCATCATCGATCTGGATCAGTTCGCCGCAACAGGCGCGCCGGTTGCGTGGCTGATAGACCTTGGGCGGCCGTTGCTTGCGCGGTACCCACATGCCGGCATCAACCATGATCCGTCGTACCGTTTCTTTGGCCAGCTTAAGGCCGTGGCACTCGACCAGTTTTTCCTGGGCCAGAGTTGGACCAAAGTCGCTATAGTTCCGTCGAATCAAGCTAATGGCGGGATTCTCCAGACCTGGCGACAACTGCCGGTTACTCGGCTGACCACGTCGACGAGATGTTAGGCCGGCTGGGCCGTCCTCGCGATAACGCAGAACCAGCCGGTGCACCTGACGTGTCGTCAGGCGCAGACGCTGCGCCGCAGCGGCAGGTTTCAACCGACCCTCGATGATTGCCTCGATGACCTTGAGGCGATCCAGCTCCCGCATGCTCATGGTGACCCATCCGCAAGTTGCCGCAGTCATGGCGTGCCTCCTGTGATGCAGGAGGGAAACCCTAGACGCCATTACTATTTGGCCGTAACACCATGGATTCGCATAATGTGCAGACGTTACGTTAGGCGCAGCCCGACCACCGGGAGAGTCACCAGTCCGGAAAATCGCCCAGCGTCCGGACTGGTGATTTACACGTAACGTCCGTTATGCGATGCCGTGACGTCACGCTTATTCTTCAACCAGTCGGTATTGGCGGCCCTTCGTGGCTCCCAGCAGCTTGTTGTCGATCACTCGATCCAGTTGCCGGCTGGCTTCTTCGCGATCCAGGCCTGCGGCCAGGTTCTGCCACTTGCCGCTTCCGCTGCGTCCCTGGAGCGTCCAGGTCTTCGCCTCGGGTTCGTCCTCGTAGGCACTCTCTGGCGGTTCGGCGGCTGGTTGATCGCGGTGACGCTTTGGTTTTGCAGCCAGGTCACGCTTGAGCTGGTCGCGCTCAGTCATGAGCTTGTGCACCTGGTCGTTGTGTTTCTCGACGCGTGAGGCTAATTCGGCTTCCAGATCGGAGATCCGTTGCAGCGCCTGGTCGAGCTCGTCTTGGGTGCGCTGCCATCCGTCGAGGATCTCCTTTACGCCATCGGCGGGGATCGATGGGGCATCTTTTCGTGACGCCTGATCGTCACGCTTTTTCTTGTTCGCCCGGTAGCGCCGCGCCCGCTCTGCGTCGGACAGAGCTTTGCCGGTTGCTGGCCGACCGCGCCCGCGCTTCGGCTGCTCCAGGGGAAGGGGCTGGGTTTGCTTGTCGGTTGGGTCGATCATTGCGGCATTTCCATGCTGGCTGGGCATGGGATAATTATACGTGACGCGTCACGATAAATACAGGAATTAGCGTGACGAATCACGATAAATATTGACCGTTCGTCGGCATTTAATGTGACGATCCGCGGTTCGTCACGATAAATAGCGCCGCCCGCTTTTTGGATACCCCCCAGCCCCTCGTAAGCCCCGGCAGGTCAAGGGCCGCGACCCCGGCTTGTCAGCGCTTGCGGTGACAAACGGAGTCCCGGGCGGAGCGAACCCTTGAACCACCTCGGACAAAGACAGCCTCCGCAAGGGAGGGAGGGGAAGCTCTATCTCCCCTGCCTCCCGAGCCCTCGGCGGCAAGAGCGGGATAGTAAGGGCAGCGCCCTTACGACCTTTTGGATGGTCCGCCTAGCTGATCAGCAGGCCGACAGTCAGGCCTGCCAGGAAGCCCATGAGGACGCCCGGCCAGAACCCGGCCAGGTAGTGGATGAACAGGACTCTGCGAGGCCGCTGCGGTGCGCTGGTGGCGTTTTTGGGCTTGTGCCGGCTTTCGTTGAACCATTCCCTGTCGTGCAAGCCCATGCGTTTCTCCGTTGGTTTGCGGGGCTCCGATCTGGCCCCGGAGGGGTGGGGGTGCTGTTACACCCCCACTTCGGTGCGGAATCCCGCACTCCGTGATCACTCCTTTGAGCCGAACTCTTCCCGGAATTCAAGCACGTCCTTGGTCGTGATCTTGTCCAGGTACTTCCATAGCGTCGCGTTGATTAGGTCCGATTCCCGGACGTCGTCCTTGGTCTCAATGATCATTTTCACGCGGCGGTCTTTCACCTCGTCGACGAATTTGTCGCGTACTCGATATGCCTTCGACATGCACCGTTACCTGTCACAAGTGGTTGGCGTTATTCTGGCACGTGTTGCGCTGTTACAAGTTACTGAGGTATAAATCCCCCTTCCTGTAACACGTAACGTTGTTACAGGGATGCTAGGACAGCCTGGGGTGGTCGATGTTCATTGATTGGTTAAGCGTTACTCAGGAGTTTCCGTACGACCTTCCGGTCGTGAGTGACGTATTCCGCATGACTGTCGACGCCTTGACTGGTGAGCATCTTGCGACCAGCCAGCCGCGCATAACTCACGAAGGCAGTTACTCCACAACGGTTTCTATCAGTGTCCAGGGTCGCAAGGTCACGGTTGAGGGCAACCCATCCCGGATCAATCGCCGGGACAATCTTTGGGGTTACACCTGCATCGAACAGTGCATCTCTGTTTACAACCGGTTGCTTGCGGATCGCGGCCTTCCGGGCTTCACGCGCTGCCGTGAAATTTTCTTGCGTGATGGTGCGTCAGGCGCGAAGCCGGGGACTGGGTGGCTGATGGTGCGGTGATCACCATGATTCACCTGACTAGCAATGTCGGGGTAGGGAAGGGGAATCAGCTCGATTATTTGCGCGGTCTTTCCAGTGTTCGCTATGGCCGGTTGATCCCGTTTCTCTTCCCGAACGGTCGGACTGTGAGCTGGACGACAAAGGGGGCCGACAAGGGTGCGCGGCTCCGTTACTTCAAGGTCTATGACAAGGCCTTTGAGCTTGAGCAGCACCTGCTGCCTCGGATGCGTCGGGAGTTCGGCCCTGAATCCGAAGAGTGTCGCTATGCCGAACAACTGCGTGACTACTGCCTGGAACATGGCGTGGTGCGCTTTGAGCAAGAGCTAAAGAGCGAATTTCTTGCCCGCCTGAATCTCCGCTATTGGGGCCTTTTCGATGAACGCCGGTTTGAGCCGCTGCATGACGAATTCCTGGCCCTGGATTCCCGCTTAAAGGTGACTGCTATGGATCTCGCTTCGATCTCCGATCAGTTGTTGTTGGAAAAGGTTGTGGACACTCCGAAGGCCGCCCGGACGACTGCCTCTTATGCTCTGGAATGGGCAACTGGTGGCAAGTTCGATTTTCATAAGCGCCAGGTGAAAGAACATGCTGCGCGTTTGAATCGGATCGGCATTGATATCCGCCAGCCATTCGATGTGACCCGTAACTCGCTTGTCTTCGTTCGTGAGGCTCGCGAGGTGGTTAAGACTTTCGATCTGATCGCGCCCAGCTGGTACCGCAAGCCTGTCGGTCATCTGCGGTTGGTGGCCTGATATGTCTTTTCAATCTGAGCGTCCGTGCAGTTATTGCGGTGAATTCGGCGTGGTTGATGGTGTTGAGTTTGAGCAGGGTGAGCCCACCTGTTTTGCCTGTCCTGCGTGCTATCAGGAGTTGGAACTGTGGCGTTTGGATCACCATTGTGATCAGCAGGATGAGGTCTGACATGCTTGCCCCGACTCTCGAAGCTCTCGCGCTGCTCGCCGGTGCTGTCATCCTGATTCACGCCCTGGGCGTGTGGGCTCGGTCATGACCTTGATTAACAGCCTTCAGGGTGTGCGTCTTTCGCCGAGTGAGCGCCGCTCGCTTGAGCTTCGCCAGCGCGCCATGGCGGCGGTGAATCAGTCCGTGTTGCAGCAACAGGTCGCGGCCACGCTCCAGGCCCTGGAGCAGCACAAAGAGCAGGGCGGTAAGCCTGAGCGCGTCTGGTCCACGATATCCAACGAAAAGGGCACGCCGTTCCTGGGCGACGTGTTCGGGTGGCCGTGATGGCTATCGAGATCAACCGCCAGTCGTACCTTTCGCTCCGGTCCTCCCTTGAGCTGGAACTGCTCGATGCCGGCATCGACTCGCCTGAGCTGCTGAGCCGGCTTATGCGCCATGTGCTGGCCACCGAATCCGCGACCCGTACCGAGTCGCAAACCGTGCGCCGTGCGTTCGTCACGGCCCGTAGAAACCCGCTGCTGGGCGCAATCCCTCAGCACAGTCCAGGGCGCACAAATCGCCCGTATATCCGCAAGAGGAAACCCTAATGCCCTTCGTTTATCTCGGCCTGACCCGCGACGCCGGAACCTCGAAAAAGACCGGCAACGCCTACGACATCGCGGTCGTGCACTTCGCCGTCGATGCCACGCAATCGACCCGCCCCGACCGCAAGTTCGCCCTCGGCCTGGAGCCGCAAAACTTGCCGATCGCGCCGGAAGCGGTGAGCCAGTTCCAGCGCGTTGAACCGCTGTCGTCTGTGAACTTCGAGTTCGAGCCGGACCCTCGAAACATGCAGCGCAACCGTATTTGCGGCGTTAAGCCGGTGCCGAAAGCGGCTGCTCAGGCGGCGTCGTAATTCGGGCTAATTATTAAGAATCAGGGGTGATCGAAAATGGAAGCGGCAATGCAACTTTTAAGTTCGGTCACTTTTGAGAGTCTCACGGCGGTATACGGTTCCGGGTTTATCTTGACCTTTGCCGCATATGCCGTGGGTTTAAAAGTAGGAATCGTACTAAGTGCGATCCGCAAACTATGAAAGAGGTGAATCATGGCTGATATTTTCGGTGCGGTAGACTTTTCCAGCGTTTCCACCTGGGTCGTAAGTGCTGGTGTTGCGATCATCGGCATTGCGATGGCGTTCAAAGGGATCGACCTGGGCAAGCGCGGCGTTAAGAAGGCCTAAGGGCCAGGGCAGGGGGCTGAAAGGCCCCCTGTATCTTATGGAACCCTCTCAACTTACATTTACAGCGGCGGACCTTGCGCTGGTAGTTCACGCCCTGGTCTTCCATGGCGGGGTATTGGCAGCATGGGCATTTATCGCCGGTATGCGGCAGCGTTTCTAGCGTTCGCGTTTTTTCTCTCCTCTGAAGTTTCGTACTCCGCGACTCGAAAGAGCGTCACCGTGCCTAGTGCAAGTGTTGTTGCGCGCGGTGGCGGCTCTCCTTCTGTTTCCGGTCCATCCTTAAAGATTCCTGGCCAGCCTGGTGTTGAATATATTCCCCGATCTGGCGGCGGGGCTTCTGGTGTTCCGATAAAGATTATCCCGACGATTGACTTCTCTATTCCAAGGACGATTAAGGGTAGTGTTTCGTCGCTCAAGGGTGGAATAGCTGGCATTGCTGCAACTGCGGCCATGTCAATGGCTCTTGATAGTATCGGGGGCTTTATTGATGAAAATGGCAAGCCGGTTAAGAAGGTAAGTGATGCGCCTTCGGGGGCCGTGGCAGGCGTTTATTACACCAGACCGCCGCAAACGGTAGGTGGTGTTTATCTTGATCTTAAGTATGGATTGACTCGTCAACAGGCTTGCGAATATGAGGTTACTCAGAGTGGCAACTGTGTAATTAGGATTAATGGTATTGTGGGTTCTTCTATTATTTACGCTAATAGCTGTGATCCTGGCGTGTGGTTTAATGTTTCAACTGGCAAGTGCGATAGTTTGTGGAAGCCCGGCGAGCATATAGAGTCGTTGACTGATCCGGATTATGACGATATTACGGACTCGCTGTCTGGCGTGGTTGATCCGAACTGGCTTAAAGATTTGTTAACAGCGACGTGTGAAGGGTCTTTGAATCCTGCCGCGTGCTATGAGCAGATGTCTGAAACCACGCATCTTAGCGGGCCTTCATCGGTAAACGGTCCCAAGACATCGACGACGACGACAACCACGAATCCTGATGGCACTACCAGCACGACGACAAAGGATACACAGACTAAGTATGAGATTAAGTATGGCGATAACTATATCGACTATACGGAAACCACTACGACTACGACCACGAAAGACGGTGATAAAACCGAGGAGACGACTACGACCGACACTGATGATGTGACAGCAGAAATTCCTCCCGAAGAGAAAGAGGAGGAGGGTGGTAGTTTTGAGGACTCCGAATTTCCGGAAGTTAAGCCGTTCTATGAACAAAAATACGAGGACGGGCTTGAGGGTGTATGGCGTGACAAACGCGCGGAATTTGAAGATACGGAGTTTATGAAGTTTCTCCAGGGGTTCATTCCGTCGTTTTCGGGGCGTTGTCCGGCATTTGGGTTGGATATGAATATTGCTTCCTGGGCGAACTATGGTTATCAGCAGTTCGGGTCTATCTGCTACGTGCTTGATTTCGTGAAGGCGATTCTTATGGTTTCGGCCTTGTTCTTGTGTCGCGCTCTGATTTTCGGAGGTTGATATGGCTGGGGCTTTTAAGTTCTTTACTGCGCTGCTTGCTAAGATTGTTGGGTTTGCAAAATGGCTGCTGCTGGTATTCGCTCAGATATTCAAAGATGCGTGGAATATGGTTACTGATGTTGTTTGCTGGGTGTTTGAGCAGACGCTTTCTATTGCGGCCTCGGCACTGGATGCAATCGCGATACCATTCAACCCGCAAACATATTATGCAATGATCCCAGCGGAGGCGGCCAACATGCTGGGCTATGTGGGTGTGCCTCAGGCTATAACGCTTATTGTCGGCGCTCTGGTCGTCCGATTCCTGTTGCAAACCATCCCGTTTGTTCGCTGGGGGTCGTAATGATTAACTTGATCCTGGGCCAGCCTGGTGGCGGAAAGTCTCATGAGGCTGTTGTTTATCATGTTGTTCCAGCGTTGAATCAAGGGCGAAAGGTCATCACGAACTTGGCCTTGGATATAGACAAGTTCAAAGCGTTTTTCCCGGAGTCTTGGCATCTGATCGAACTTCGGGACTCTACTGTTGAGGTCTTCGACAATGAGAATGGGGAGGAAGAGAGTAGGGTAGTACGCCCGTTTAGCCGGGTTGATCATTATGCGGACCCTTGGCGGCATCCTGATGAAGGCTTCGGGCCGTTGTATGTGATCGATGAATGCCATCTTTCGATACCGCTGCGCGGCACGCCTGTGCCGGTTGAGGAGTGGTATTCGCTTCATCGTCACGAACTGGCCGATGTGCTGTTGATCACTCAGAGTTACGGCAAGATCAACCGGGCAATTCGTGACCTTGTCCAGGTCGTGTATCGCTGTAAGAAGGCCACGGCTTTCGGCACCAATGATCGCTATATCCGCAAGGTCCAGGACGGTCTGCGCGGCGAGGTCGTGAATACAAGCATCCGGGAGTATCAGAAACAGTTCTACGGATTTTGGAAGTCGCATACGCGGTCCTCGGCCGCAGGCCAGGAACTGGCCGCTAATGACATTGTGCCGATCTGGAAGCGCTGGCCGTTCAAAGGTGCTGCGCTGTGCTTCCTGATCGTCATCTGTCTGTCGACGTGGAACGTCACGCGGGAAAAGAAGCATGCGCCGCCGCCTAGGGTTCAGCCGGTGGCTGCGAGTGTCGATTCTGCGCCTGTAGGTGCGGCTCCAGCGGCTCCAGCGGCTCCGGTGATCGAGGCCAAGCCTCGGGGACCTGAGCAGAAGCTACACCCGTTCCAGGGGCTGTCGATGCATCTGATCGCAACCATGCGTGGTAAGCGCTTTCGGGATGGTGTCGAGGAAGAGTTTCTGGGCGGTTTTATCCAGCTCGCGAACAACGGGCAGCCGGTCAGTAAGGTGTCGTTTGACGACCTACGCACCGCGGGCTACTCGATCACCTGGGAGTCGCCGACGGTCGTTTCGCTGACGTACAAGGGCTTCGATATCGGTTACGTGGTAACGGATATGCCGCTGGTATCCGCAGCAAAGGACATCGCAGTAACCACGCCTGTGCAGGCGCCTTGAGGGAATCGGGAGGGCTCCCGCTTGCGGGAGGGACCCGATTCCCGGCGGTGCCTGCGTTCTCGATTAACCCCTTTGACGGTCGCTCCAGGGTCAGCCCAAAGGCTCCAGGCCCTGGATATCTTCGCCCGTTGTCCAGCGTCGATTTCAGCGTCGGATGGCTCAGGTGTTCTTATCCCTGGCTTCGCATAATGTGCAGACGTTACGTTAGGCGCAGCCCGACCACCGGGAGAGTCACCAGTCCGGAAAATCGCCCAGCGTCCGGACTGGTGATTTACACGTAACGTCCGTTATGCGATGCCGTGACGTCACGCTTATTCTTCAACCAGTCGGTATTGGCGGCCCTTCGTGGCTCCCAGCAGCTTGTTGTCGATCACTCGATCCAGTTGCCGGCTGGCTTCTTCGCGATCCAGGCCTGCGGCCAGGTTCTGCCACTTGCCGCTTCCGCTGCGTCCCTGGAGCGTCCAGGTCTTCGCCTCGGGTTCGTCCTCGTAGGCACTCTCTGGCGGTTCGGCGGCTGGTTGATCGCGGTGACGCTTTGGTTTTGCAGCCAGGTCACGCTTGAGCTGGTCGCGCTCAGTCATGAGCTTGTGCACCTGGTCGTTGTGTTTCTCGACGCGTGAGGCTAATTCGGCTTCCAGATCGGAGATCCGTTGCAGCGCCTGGTCGAGCTCGTCTTGGGTGCGCTGCCATCCGTCGAGGATCTCCTTTACGCCATCGGCGGGGATCGATGGGGCATCTTTTCGTGACGCCTGATCGTCACGCTTTTTCTTGTTCGCCCGGTAGCGCCGCGCCCGCTCTGCGTCGGACAGAGCTTTGCCGGTTGCTGGCCGACCGCGCCCGCGCTTCGGCTGCTCCAGGGGAAGGGGCTGGGTTTGCTTGTCGGTTGGGTCGATCATTGCGGCATTTCCATGCTGGCTGGGCATGGGATAATTATACGTGACGCGTCACGATAAATACAGGAATTAGCGTGACGAATCACGATAAATATTGACCGTTCGTCGGCATTTAATGTGACGATCCGCGGTTCGTCACGATAAATAGCGCCGCCCGCTTTTTGGATACCCCCCAGCCCCTCGTAAGCCCCGGCAGGTCAAGGGCCGCGACCCCGGCTTGTCAGCGCTTGCGGTGACAAACGGAGTCCCGGGCGGAGCGAACCCTTGAACCACCTCGGACAAAGACAGCCTCCGCAAGGGAGGGAGGGGAAGCTCTATCTCCCCTGCCTCCCGAGCCCTCGGCGGCAAGAGCGGGATAGTAAGGGCAGCGCCCTTACGACCTTTTGGATGGTCCGCCTAGCTGATCAGCAGGCCGACAGTCAGGCCTGCCAGGAAGCCCATGAGGACGCCCGGCCAGAACCCGGCCAGGTAGTGGATGAACAGGACTCTGCGAGGCCGCTGCGGTGCGCTGGTGGCGTTTTTGGGCTTGTGCCGGCTTTCGTTGAACCATTCCCTGTCGTGCAAGCCCATGCGTTTCTCCGTTGGTTTGCGGGGCTCCGATCTGGCCCCGGAGGGGTGGGGGTGCTGTTACACCCCCACTTCGGTGCGGAATCCCGCACTCCGTGATCACTCCTTTGAGCCGAACTCTTCCCGGAATTCAAGCACGTCCTTGGTCGTGATCTTGTCCAGGTACTTCCATAGCGTCGCGTTGATTAGGTCCGATTCCCGGACGTCGTCCTTGGTCTCAATGATCATTTTCACGCGGCGGTCTTTCACCTCGTCGACGAATTTGTCGCGTACTCGATATGCCTTCGACATGCACCGTTACCTGTCACAAGTGGTTGGCGTTATTCTGGCACGTGTTGCGCTGTTACAAGTTACTGAGGTATAAATCCCCCTTCCTGTAACACGTAACGTTGTTACAGGGATGCTAGGACAGCCTGGGGTGGTCGATGTTCATTGATTGGTTAAGCGTTACTCAGGAGTTTCCGTACGACCTTCCGGTCGTGAGTGACGTATTCCGCATGACTGTCGACGCCTTGACTGGTGAGCATCTTGCGACCAGCCAGCCGCGCATAACTCACGAAGGCAGTTACTCCACAACGGTTTCTATCAGTGTCCAGGGTCGCAAGGTCACGGTTGAGGGCAACCCATCCCGGATCAATCGCCGGGACAATCTTTGGGGTTACACCTGCATCGAACAGTGCATCTCTGTTTACAACCGGTTGCTTGCGGATCGCGGCCTTCCGGGCTTCACGCGCTGCCGTGAAATTTTCTTGCGTGATGGTGCGTCAGGCGCGAAGCCGGGGGACTGGGTGGCTGATGGTGCGGTGATCACCATGATTCACCTGACTAGCAATGTCGGGGTAGGGAAGGGGAATCAGCTCGATTATTTGCGCGGTCTTTCCAGTGTTCGCTATGGCCGGTTGATCCCGTTTCTCTTCCCGAACGGTCGGACTGTGAGCTGGACGACAAAGGGGGCCGACAAGGGTGCGCGGCTCCGTTACTTCAAGGTCTATGACAAGGCCTTTGAGCTTGAGCAGCACCTGCTGCCTCGGATGCGTCGGGAGTTCGGCCCTGAATCCGAAGAGTGTCGCTATGCCGAACAACTGCGTGACTACTGCCTGGAACATGGCGTGGTGCGCTTTGAGCAAGAGCTAAAGAGCGAATTTCTTGCCCGCCTGAATCTCCGCTATTGGGGCCTTTTCGATGAACGCCGGTTTGAGCCGCTGCATGACGAATTCCTGGCCCTGGATTCCCGCTTAAAGGTGACTGCTATGGATCTCGCTTCGATCTCCGATCAGTTGTTGTTGGAAAAGGTTGTGGACACTCCGAAGGCCGCCCGGACGACTGCCTCTTATGCTCTGGAATGGGCAACTGGTGGCAAGTTCGATTTTCATAAGCGCCAGGTGAAAGAACATGCTGCGCGTTTGAATCGGATCGGCATTGATATCCGCCAGCCATTCGATGTGACCCGTAACTCGCTTGTCTTCGTTCGTGAGGCTCGCGAGGTGGTTAAGACTTTCGATCTGATCGCGCCCAGCTGGTACCGCAAGCCTGTCGGTCATCTGCGGTTGGTGGCCTGATATGTCTTTTCAATCTGAGCGTCCGTGCAGTTATTGCGGTGAATTCGGCGTGGTTGATGGTGTTGAGTTTGAGCAGGGTGAGCCCACCTGTTTTGCCTGTCCTGCGTGCTATCAGGAGTTGGAACTGTGGCGTTTGGATCACCATTGTGATCAGCAGGATGAGGTCTGACATGCTTGCCCCGACTCTCGAAGCTCTCGCGCTGCTCGCCGGTGCTGTCATCCTGATTCACGCCCTGGGCGTGTGGGCTCGGTCATGACCTTGATTAACAGCCTTCAGGGTGTGCGTCTTTCGCCGAGTGAGCGCCGCTCGCTTGAGCTTCGCCAGCGCGCCATGGCGGCGGTGAATCAGTCCGTGTTGCAGCAACAGGTCGCGGCCACGCTCCAGGCCCTGGAGCAGCACAAAGAGCAGGGCGGTAAGCCTGAGCGCGTCTGGTCCACGATATCCAACGAAAAGGGCACGCCGTTCCTGGGCGACGTGTTCGGGTGGCCGTGATGGCTATCGAGATCAACCGCCAGTCGTACCTTTCGCTCCGGTCCTCCCTTGAGCTGGAACTGCTCGATGCCGGCATCGACTCGCCTGAGCTGCTGAGCCGGCTTATGCGCCATGTGCTGGCCACCGAATCCGCGACCCGTACCGAGTCGCAAACCGTGCGCCGTGCGTTCGTCACGGCCCGTAGAAACCCGCTGCTGGGCGCAATCCCTCAGCACAGTCCAGGGCGCACAAATCGCCCGTATATCCGCAAGAGGAAACCCTAATGCCCTTCGTTTATCTCGGCCTGACCCGCGACGCCGGAACCTCGAAAAAGACCGGCAACGCCTACGACATCGCGGTCGTGCACTTCGCCGTCGATGCCACGCAATCGACCCGCCCCGACCGCAAGTTCGCCCTCGGCCTGGAGCCGCAAAACTTGCCGATCGCGCCGGAAGCGGTGAGCCAGTTCCAGCGCGTTGAACCGCTGTCGTCTGTGAACTTCGAGTTCGAGCCGGACCCTCGAAACATGCAGCGCAACCGTATTTGCGGCGTTAAGCCGGTGCCGAAAGCGGCTGCTCAGGCGGCGTCGTAATTCGGGCTAATTATTAAGAATCAGGGGTGATCGAAAATGGAAGCGGCAATGCAACTTTTAAGTTCGGTCACTTTTGAGAGTCTCACGGCGGTATACGGTTCCGGGTTTATCTTGACCTTTGCCGCATATGCCGTGGGTTTAAAAGTAGGAATCGTACTAAGTGCGATCCGCAAACTATGAAAGAGGTGAATCATGGCTGATATTTTCGGTGCGGTAGACTTTTCCAGCGTTTCCACCTGGGTCGTAAGTGCTGGTGTTGCGATCATCGGCATTGCGATGGCGTTCAAAGGGATCGACCTGGGCAAGCGCGGCGTTAAGAAGGCCTAAGGGCCAGGGCAGGGGGCTGAAAGGCCCCCTGTATCTTATGGAACCCTCTCAACTTACATTTACAGCGGCGGACCTTGCGCTGGTAGTTCACGCCCTGGTCTTCCATGGCGGGGTATTGGCAGCATGGGCATTTATCGCCGGTATGCGGCAGCGTTTCTAGCGTTCGCGTTTTTTCTCTCCTCTGAAGTTTCGTACTCCGCGACTCGAAAGAGCGTCACCGTGCCTAGTGCAAGTGTTGTTGCGCGCGGTGGCGGCTCTCCTTCTGTTTCCGGTCCATCCTTAAAGATTCCTGGCCAGCCTGGTGTTGAATATATTCCCCGATCTGGCGGCGGGGCTTCTGGTGTTCCGATAAAGATTATCCCGACGATTGACTTCTCTATTCCAAGGACGATTAAGGGTAGTGTTTCGTCGCTCAAGGGTGGAATAGCTGGCATTGCTGCAACTGCGGCCATGTCAATGGCTCTTGATAGTATCGGGGGCTTTATTGATGAAAATGGCAAGCCGGTTAAGAAGGTAAGTGATGCGCCTTCGGGGGCCGTGGCAGGCGTTTATTACACCAGACCGCCGCAAACGGTAGGTGGTGTTTATCTTGATCTTAAGTATGGATTGACTCGTCAACAGGCTTGCGAATATGAGGTTACTCAGAGTGGCAACTGTGTAATTAGGATTAATGGTATTGTGGGTTCTTCTATTATTTACGCTAATAGCTGTGATCCTGGCGTGTGGTTTAATGTTTCAACTGGCAAGTGCGATAGTTTGTGGAAGCCCGGCGAGCATATAGAGTCGTTGACTGATCCGGATTATGACGATATTACGGACTCGCTGTCTGGCGTGGTTGATCCGAACTGGCTTAAAGATTTGTTAACAGCGACGTGTGAAGGGTCTTTGAATCCTGCCGCGTGCTATGAGCAGATGTCTGAAACCACGCATCTTAGCGGGCCTTCATCGGTAAACGGTCCCAAGACATCGACGACGACGACAACCACGAATCCTGATGGCACTACCAGCACGACGACAAAGGATACACAGACTAAGTATGAGATTAAGTATGGCGATAACTATATCGACTATACGGAAACCACTACGACTACGACCACGAAAGACGGTGATAAAACCGAGGAGACGACTACGACCGACACTGATGATGTGACAGCAGAAATTCCTCCCGAAGAGAAAGAGGAGGAGGGTGGTAGTTTTGAGGACTCCGAATTTCCGGAAGTTAAGCCGTTCTATGAACAAAAATACGAGGACGGGCTTGAGGGTGTATGGCGTGACAAACGCGCGGAATTTGAAGATACGGAGTTTATGAAGTTTCTCCAGGGGTTCATTCCGTCGTTTTCGGGGCGTTGTCCGGCATTTGGGTTGGATATGAATATTGCTTCCTGGGCGAACTATGGTTATCAGCAGTTCGGGTCTATCTGCTACGTGCTTGATTTCGTGAAGGCGATTCTTATGGTTTCGGCCTTGTTCTTGTGTCGCGCTCTGATTTTCGGAGGTTGATATGGCTGGGGCTTTTAAGTTCTTTACTGCGCTGCTTGCTAAGATTGTTGGGTTTGCAAAATGGCTGCTGCTGGTATTCGCTCAGATATTCAAAGATGCGTGGAATATGGTTACTGATGTTGTTTGCTGGGTGTTTGAGCAGACGCTTTCTATTGCGGCCTCGGCACTGGATGCAATCGCGATACCATTCAACCCGCAAACATATTATGCAATGATCCCAGCGGAGGCGGCCAACATGCTGGGCTATGTGGGTGTGCCTCAGGCTATAACGCTTATTGTCGGCGCTCTGGTCGTCCGATTCCTGTTGCAAACCATCCCGTTTGTTCGCTGGGGTCGTAATGATTAACTTGATCCTGGGCCAGCCTGGTGGCGGAAAGTCTCATGAGGCTGTTGTTTATCATGTTGTTCCAGCGTTGAATCAAGGGCGAAAGGTCATCACGAACTTGGCCTTGGATATAGACAAGTTCAAAGCGTTTTTCCCGGAGTCTTGGCATCTGATCGAACTTCGGGACTCTACTGTTGAGGTCTTCGACAATGAGAATGGGGAGGAAGAGAGTAGGGTAGTACGCCCGTTTAGCCGGGTTGATCATTATGCGGACCCTTGGCGGCATCCTGATGAAGGCTTCGGGCCGTTGTATGTGATCGATGAATGCCATCTTTCGATACCGCTGCGCGGCACGCCTGTGCCGGTTGAGGAGTGGTATTCGCTTCATCGTCACGAACTGGCCGATGTGCTGTTGATCACTCAGAGTTACGGCAAGATCAACCGGGCAATTCGTGACCTTGTCCAGGTCGTGTATCGCTGTAAGAAGGCCACGGCTTTCGGCACCAATGATCGCTATATCCGCAAGGTCCAGGACGGTCTGCGCGGCGAGGTCGTGAATACAAGCATCCGGGAGTATCAGAAACAGTTCTACGGATTTTGGAAGTCGCATACGCGGTCCTCGGCCGCAGGCCAGGAACTGGCCGCTAATGACATTGTGCCGATCTGGAAGCGCTGGCCGTTCAAAGGTGCTGCGCTGTGCTTCCTGATCGTCATCTGTCTGTCGACGTGGAACGTCACGCGGGAAAAGAAGCATGCGCCGCCGCCTAGGGTTCAGCCGGTGGCTGCGAGTGTCGATTCTGCGCCTGTAGGTGCGGCTCCAGCGGCTCCAGCGGCTCCGGTGATCGAGGCCAAGCCTCGGGGACCTGAGCAGAAGCTACACCCGTTCCAGGGGCTGTCGATGCATCTGATCGCAACCATGCGTGGTAAGCGCTTTCGGGATGGTGTCGAGGAAGAGTTTCTGGGCGGTTTTATCCAGCTCGCGAACAACGGGCAGCCGGTCAGTAAGGTGTCGTTTGACGACCTACGCACCGCGGGCTACTCGATCACCTGGGAGTCGCCGACGGTCGTTTCGCTGACGTACAAGGGCTTCGATATCGGTTACGTGGTAACGGATATGCCGCTGGTATCCGCAGCAAAGGACATCGCAGTAACCACGCCTGTGCAGGCGCCTTGA